TTTTAAATATTTGCTGTATTGCAATCTATGACAGATTGCTAAATTTAAATTAAACTATAATTTTAAATATTTGCTGTATTGCAATCTATGACATATTGCTAAATTTAAATTAAACTATAAATTTTAAATATTTGTTGTATTGCAATCTATAACAGATTGCTTAATTTAAATGAAAGACTTTTAATATTTGCTGTATTGCAATCTATGACAGATTGCTAAATTTAAACTATAAATATTTGCTGTATTGCAATCTATGACAGATTGCTAAATTTAAATGAAAGACTTTTAATATTTGCTGTATTGCAATCTATGACAGATTGCTAAATTTAAATTAAAGTTTATAATATATTATTCATATAATATATATCTTTAAATGTTTTTTGTTGTATTGGCGGTTTTTTAATGATTGAATATCTCATATCATCGATTACGTTGCGCATAATAGTATATGGTGTAACTTCATCGCCATTTAAAATATTTTTTAGAATACTTGGACTAAAACCCGATATAGTTGCAACGCCTTTTTGAGTATTAGATACAGGGAAATCAATAGTTGTATCTGATCTAAGGTTCCAAAAAATAATATCAGGTCTTGTATATATTGTTTCTGAATACATATATTCTATACTTTCAAATACTGTTTTAGTATCATGCTCAATAGCTGAATCAAACTGCATATCACTTAAAATATATAGGCGTTTTGGCATTTGTTCAGGACTTAAACCATATTGTTTAGCTCTATATAAAATTAGTTCAAATACTTTATATAAATCTGTTGTACCTCCCCATGGTACTTCTTTCATTGATTCAACTTTTTGTTGCAATGTTGTACATGTATCTGGAATAATATGCATAGTAGGATTTGTATCAAAAGAAATAACCATATTTCTAAACGGTTCGGCTGTAAGAGACGAAATTAAAATTCCTAAAGCAATTGAAACTTCCATTGGAATACCATCCATGCTACCACTAACATCGGATAAAACAATTGAATCTTCAAAATTACCAAGATTAGATGTGTTTTCTACAATTTGTTGCCATTGTAATTCAACCACTTCGTCGTATTCACCTCCATTAATATAATGTTTAGCTAATTCGTGAGGTTGTAATTGTCCAGCATTTATTTTTGATTTTCCTTCTTTAACAGCATTTAACCAGTCTGCAAATTTTTCGGGAGTGTGTTTTTGAAAAGCTTTTTTTAATCTATTCATTGCACAACTAGGAACAATAGAAAAATTAATTTCTTCCCATCTGTTTGAACACATATAGTTTTCAACAATTTTTAAATAATATCTTAATGGTGTAAGATATTCTTTTCTAAATCTTTTATAAGGTTCTTTTTCATCTTCTTCGTATAATTGTTTAGCAATTAATTTAGTAATATTATTATTTTTATTTAATTTTTTTTTTTCAGATGGAACCCATTTTGCTAGTAATGAAATTGGTTCTCCTTCATTCATATTAATAATATCTTCTTTTAATTGATTACAAATTAGATTAATTATTTGTTGCATCGTTTTATTATTAATTAATTCAATCCAATCTTTATAACGACCAAATATTGGAATAATAGTCATGTTTTCTTTTACCCATTCTGGATGTTTACATGATAAATGCTTCATTGCATTAATAAACGTTTTTTTTGTACCTTTTCCTCCTCTGCAATCTCTACTTTGGAAAATAATTTTCATTGTATCTAATGGAGATTCTTCCCAAGATTTTTCAATCCATTCAACAAAATTTGGGTTTTGATGAACATCTTGGGTCATTTTAAAAAATAAATCAACACAGGCATTATTTGATGTAGCTAACGAACATGCGCCTTTTTCATTAACAACCATATTAATAACAATTATTATTTATATTTTTAAATAGTTTATTTTTAATATAAATATATAATATAATGATGAAAAACAATTCATTACATAACAATGATATAAGTAATATAGAAAGATTTGAACATAATAATATGTTGCAAAATGGAGGAGTTGATAGTCTAGAAGAGGAATTAAAAAAAGCTGTTATATATTGTATAAAAACTGTATTATCTAGTATAGATAATGCAAAATTAGAAAAAATATTTAGAAAACAAACAGCACCACCACAACAAACAGCACCACGAGCACTACCATCACCACCACAACAAACAGCACCACGAGCACTACCACCACAACAAACAGCAACAGCAACAGCAACAGCAACAACAACAGCAACAGCAACAGCAACAACAACAGCAACAGCAACAGCAACAGCAACAGCACCAAAAAAAGGTTTTTTTTCTTCAATGTCTATGCCTTCTATGCCTTCTTGGTTTTCTCGGTCTAAGAAAACACAAAAAGGTGGTAATAATACAAATATCAATAAATTAAAAAAAAATATAGTAAGATTATATAATTGTTATGTATTATCACAAAATCAAAATGGTGGTAATATAATAGATTATGAATTGTCTTCTCAAATTAAACAAAGATTAGATAAGAAAATTACAGAATTAATAGTATATAAAAAATATTTAAAAGATTTAGAAGATTTAGAAGGTGGTGATAGAGATAAAGAAATAAAAGAACAATTATTAATTCTAATATTTAACGAAATAGATAAAAATCATATAAAAAATGAAATAAATAAACAATTTACACAAGAATTACTACAAAAAATACTACAAATTGACGACAATAATATAATAAACAATATACTAAAAAATATAAAATTAGATATTTCAAATATATTAACATATATTCAAGATTTTAGAGTATTTATATTTGGAGCTTTTTTTAAATTATTAATTGAAGGTTTAGAACCAAAAGATATAAATAGAATTATAAATCAAGAAGGAGGTAGAACTAATGAATTAGATAAGAAAAAACATTATGAAAATTATTTAGAAGGTGGTTTCAATATATTGCAAGCTTTAACAAATATTTGTGTTACCAAAGTTGATATTTCAAATTTACTAAGTAATTTTCGTACATGTATTGAATCAATTTTACGAGGATTACATTCTTCTGGTACCAATCTAACAGAAATTTCAAAAAAACTTAATATTTTAAATGGTGTAGGACAATTTCTTTTTCATGATACTTTTAATCATGACCAATTATGGAGATCAATTCCGGGAAGTAAATGGATAAAATAATTAATTCAAGAATTTGCTCGCAATCTTGGATAGGAACAAGATATAGTAAATATCTTGTTTATATATAATAATGTTTAGAAATAAATAAATAATAATATATATAATAATTATAGATGATAATTATTTTTGAAGCTTTGTTTGTTGGTTTATACTGTTTGTTTTTATATATAATATTAGGAAATCTAAAACTAAATCTATATTATTTTTTATTTATATTTGGATTTTTAAAACATTTTTTAAGTTATTATTTTGGAATACACGATTATTATTGTAATAATGGTTATGCTTGTAATAATTGTAATAACTCTAATAAAATATCAGATATAAAATATCTTTTATTTGATTCTATTTTAGAAGGATTTTTATTTATTATTGTAGGTTATTATATATTAAATTGTTTCGCAAATAAGTATTTGGGATTTTTTGTTATAGGTGTGTTTTTACATTTATTTGCTGAATTATTTTATATTCATAAATTTTTTTGTAAATATAGATGTATTGATATTTAATAATTATTATAATTTTTATTAAATATTTTTTATAAATTAAAAATTATTTTTTTGTAATTTTTATTGTAAATAATTTTTTAATGATTTTTATTGTAAATTAAAAATTATTTTTTAATAATTTTTACAGTAGTTTTTTTTGCTTGTTTATTAACAACTACCGTTTTCTTGTTAGCTTGTTTATCTTCTTCTAAAATTTTAAGCATTTTATTATATTCAATTGAGAACTCATCTAATTCTTTTGTCCATAACTGGAATACTGTTGTATTTTTAATAGTTTCAATCTCATCTTGTTTATTTTTATATTTGTTATCAAATTCTTCAATCTTATCTTGTGTCAATGAAAACAGTGACATGTTGGTTAAATAATCATAGCTTGGTGTTCCATCAACATCTGCAGAAAGCTCAGGAATTTCTAGTTCAACTAATTTATTAATAATCTCTTCTTTACGTTTGCGATGAATGATAATGATATTATCTAAAATATTTTGAATGAATAGTACTTTATATTTTAGTACTTTTAATTCATGTTCTAAACGCCGTAGCATTTCGTCTTTACGTTCTTGGTATTTTTGAATGCGAATATGATAAAATTCCTTAAATATATCTTCAATAGTGTATTTATTAATCATACCCTTACTATTAAACAAGTGATGATTATTAACACTATATTTAGTAATTAAATGTAGTTTTTTATACAGGTCTTCTGATTTAACACTATTTTTTAATGTAATTAGAAAATCAATGTCTTCATCCGAACTACTATTAAAATAGTTAGTTACAAAATCACTTTTTTCTAATAATTTCTCTAATATTTCTTTGTATTTTTGAATAGACATTCCAACAGGAAGCTCGGTTACTTTGACTTTATTATCTCCTATAACTTCATATACCCCATAAAATTCGTTATCAGTGATTTTACCTTTAAATTTATTATACCATGGTTTTAATTTTTTAGGCTCGTTTGGTTCGTGCTCACCTTCCATCATATATTTAAGATTATCAACTATTTCCATAGGATTGTAGCATGCAATTTCAGTAGAAAATCCGGAACCAATCCCGGTACAGCCATTACACAACACCATTGGAATAATACCATAATAATTCTCAGGTTCAATTTGAGCTCCATCGTCATTTAAATATTTTAATATTATATCATCTTCCTCCCTAAAAATGGATCTAGTTACTTTATTAAGATATGTAAAAATATACCTTGGTGATGCATGGTCAGCTCCTAGCATTACCCTACTGCCAAATTGACCGGAAGGATACAAAAGGTTAATATTATTTGATCCGATAAAATTTTGTGCCATATTAATAATTGACATCATCATTGATGTTTCACCATGATGATAGCTAGTCAAACTTGAAATATAACCGGATAATTGGGATACTTTCAATTCATCTTTGAGATTAAAAAGTTTCTTCTTAATACATCCATATAAGATTTTTCTTTGGACTGGCTTAAATCCGTCGCAAATACTCGGAATAGAACGGATGTTATCATAGTTTGAAAATTGGATCAACTCATTATGAATAAAATGCGGGATTGAAACTTTATTGTCTTTATTAATTAATATATTATTAGGGTCGTAATTCAATAACCACTTCTTTCTACAATCCGCTCTGTTTTTCTGAAATGCTAATGTAATAGCTTCCAACACAGGGTCATTGTACTGCTTATTAACAACAGTCGGGTAATCTTCATCTGTTGTTGTATAATATACTAGCTTGTCTTCAATGTTCTCAAAATATTCACATGCTTCGGATTTATTTGAAGAGCCTAACCCTTTGTAATATTTTATATTATAGTCTTTTGTATTATTTGTTTTTTTCCATTCTTCATATTCTATTAAATTGTAAAATGGAATAGTGTTTTTTGTTTTCTGATTTGTTGCTTTTACAATAGGAGTATTCAAACAAGTAATGAACGTATTTAAATTAATTAGTGTTGGACACATATAATGTATAGCATTAATGAGTAATCCTCTGATATGAAACGCATCTGAATCTTGATCTGTTAACAAAATGATACCTCCGTATCTTAAATCACTAGTGTCTTTATATTCCTTGCCATGTTGCAATCCTAATATCTTTTTAATAGCTGTAATTTCTTCATTTTCTAATAGTTGTTTAGGATTAGCCTCTCTAACATTTAGCAATTTTCCACGCAATGGGAAAATACCATATTTCTCTGATCCAATTATATTACGAGCTGACATGACCATGCTCTTGGCACTGTCTCCTTCAGTCAAAATTAAGAAACATTCATTTGATCGCTTTGTACCAGCCAAACTACATTCCTCTAATTTAGGATAGCCTAAGAGTTTTGTTATTTTCTTGCCATCCGTTTTTTTAAGAATAGCTTGCTCTTTAATCTTCGCCATCATCAAAACTTGATCAAAAATACCGGTTACTGATAACTTTTTAATAAATTTATCTGATAAATCGCATTTTGAACCAAAATCAGACGCTTTGGTCTTTAACGTCTCTTTTGTTTGGCTTGTGAATGAAGGGTTTTCTATAACAGAATCAATAAAAATGATTAAGTTATCTTTAACCATTTGCGGTTTGAAAGTAATATCTTTGTGTTTTTTTGTAATTATTGTTTTTAACCTATCTATAATATTATTTAAAACATAATCCACATGATTACCACCATTATATGTATAAATACCATTTACAAATGAAACAGCTTCGTGTCCATATGTAGGATGATACATGACCGCTACTTTCCATCTATCATTAACCTCTTCGTATATGAAATCATCTTTTTTCTCTTTATTAGAAGATTTAGAAGATATTGATACATTATCATCATCTTCTTTAACCGTTGATTCATCATAACTAACATCTAAACGTTCGATTTTTAGTTCTCCAAAATCATATAAACTTATATATTTTTTAAAAGTGTTTGATTCTATTTTTTTATCGTTATAATATACTTTAATTTTTGGATGCACACCAGCGATATCATACACACGCCTAGATAGCAATGAAACAATATCAGGTGTAAGGGTTTCAAGACCAAATTTTTCAAGATCGGGTCTAAAAACAATTTTTGTCAAGGTTGTTGGACGAGCTTTTAATTCGGTGATAACTGGTTCGCTTTTCTCTCCCATATTGTTTTTAAATTCTTGATAATACTTTCTTTTTCTATTACCATCTACAGTTTCAACGCTGAAGAATGTCGAAAATATATTAGTGAGTTTAGCACCATAACCATTTCTACCTCCGGTTGTTCTCTTCTCGGTATCATCATAATTTGTCGATGTGAGTAAATGTCCGAATATAAGCTCTGGTATATATACCTTATGTTCTTGATGCATTTCAACATCAATGCCCTTGCCATTATTCATAACAGAAATTTCATTATTAGATACATCTATCGTCACTTTGATAGTATCACATGAAGGGTCGTTAACATAATGATCTCTAGCATTAACTAAAATTTCGTCAAATATCTTCATTAAACCAGGTGGATAAACAATTTCTTTTTTAATAATTTTATCATTTTCATATACATACTGCTTTTCTTTTTGAAGTTTGGTATCTCCAATATATGTATCCGGTCTTTTTAAAATATGCTCAATTTGAGTTAATTTTTGATATTTTTCTTCAACTGTTTTTGTTTTAGACATTTTGTTATTAATATTAGTTCTTATTATTATTATTTTAAATTATTTCAATTTTTTTATTTATATATTGTTATAATAATTATTCATATATAATTTATATATGAATAATTATAAAATTTAAATTTTATCATTTGTTATGTTTCCCACTTCGATTTACCATATATTTGGAACCTTTTTTGCTTGACTTTTTGCTTGACTTTTTGGAAGCCTTTTTTGAGCTTTTTTTAGAAGTCTTGCGTTTTCCACCTACCATAGATTTAGAAGCTTTCTTGCTTGACTTTTTGGAAGCCTTTTTGGAAGTCTTTTTGGAGCTTTTTTTAGAAGTCTTGCGTTTTCCACCTACCATAGATTTAGAGGCTTTCTTGCTTGACTTTTTGGAAGCCTTTTTTGAGCCTTTTCTAGAAGTCTTGCGTTTTCCACCTACCATAGATTTAGAAGCTTTCTTGCTTGACTTTTTGGAAGCCTTTTTTGAGCCTTTTTTAGAAGTCTTGCGTTTTCCACCTTCTAAATCAGATTTGGAAGCCTTTTTGGAAGCTTTTTTGGAGCCTTTTCTGGAAGTCTTGCGTTTTCCACCTTCTAATGCTTCAATATGAGATTTGGAAGCCTTTTTGGAAGATTTTTTGGAAGCCTTTTTGGAGCCTTTTCTGGAAGTCTTGCGTTTTCCACCTTCTAATGCTTCAATATGAGACTTGGAAGCCTTTTTGGAAGCTTTTTTAGAACCTTTCTTTGAGCCTTTTCTAGAAGTCTTGCGTTTTCCACCTTCTAATGCTTCAATATGAGATTTGGAAGCCTTTTTGGAAGCTTTTTTGGAAGCTTTTTTGGAAGCTTTTTTGGAAGCTTTTTTGGAAGCCTTCTTCTTGCGTTTTCCACCTTCTAATGCTTCAATATGAGATTTGGAAGCCTTTTTGGAAGATTTTTTGGAAGCATTCTTCTTGCGTTTTCCACCTTCTAATGCTTCAATATGAGATTTGGAAGCCTTTTTGGAAGATTTTTTGGAAGCATTCTTCTTGCGTTTTCCACCTTCTAATGCTTCATCAATCATAGGTTTTGATTGTTTTTTATGTTTTCTACGTTTTCCACCTTCAAGTGAAACATTATTTTGATCAAAATATTCAACTGAATTTACATCAACCGCATTATTTTGTAATTTAAGATCAGACATTATATATATATTATATAATATAATAATAAAAAAAATTTATTTAAATATATTTTTTTATAAAATATTATAATGAATATTCAAGAATTACAAGAAGATAGTAATATTTTAAATACAAAATATTACATGAGTAAAAATAAAAATCAAGGAAATTCGAACAAGGTAGAAAATATAAATAAAAATAATTTAAATTTTAATTTAAATTTTAATAAAAATATTACAAGAATAAATATTGATAGTAGATATAGAAATATAGAATCTAAAAACATTATAAGTAATAAAATTACATATTTAACAAATAATCCATTGTTTTTTACAGACAATAGTAATATAATCAAAATATATCATTCAAATCATGGACTTCAAAAAGAAGATAAAATTATACTTCAAGGTGTACAACAGAATGTTATTAGTATAATAAATGGATTGTCTTTTATAAAAGACAATGAATATATTAGAATAAATCATAAAAATCATAATTTAAATAATAATTTGAATAATAATAATTCAATCACCATAAAATTATCTAATATAATAGGAAATTTAAATGATAAACGAACATTATTAAATATACAGGTCAATGAGTTAAATACCCAACATAATATATACTTTATTAGAAATAAAACGGAAAACCCTAGTAATGATTATTATTATATTAAAATTTCAACAAAAGTTTCTCAGGATTACGAATACTCTTTATCATCTATATACATAAATTTTATACAATTAGCAGGAATAGCAATAAATCAAATTAATGCAAATTATCCAAGGACAGCTTTGCAAATAAATGGATATCATATTATTTATAATATAATAAATTCTGATTATTATGAAATACAAGTAACAGATAGCGCAATTATTACTGCTTCATTAGGTGGTAGTAATATATGGGTTTCTCAAGTGTTAGATTTCATAGAAGGTTATCCTGATAATAATTATTACAAAATAAATTTGAAAAAAACTTTTTACAATGTTAATAGAATAAGATTGATAAGCTCAGAGTTCCCAAATACCGAAAGAGTTATTAAAAATTATCCATTAAATAAAAAAAATAATATGTTATATTGGCAAATTTTAGAAGACGGTGATGATTTTTATTATATTGAAATCACTCCTGGTAATTATACATTAAATACATTAATTGCCGAATTAGTTAAACAAATTAGTAATGTTATAAGATCAATCACTAATATATATAATTTAAATATTAATAACAGTGAAATGTTATATTATACATATAATTTACCAGTTATTGATATAAATTCACAAAATGATTTATTCACTATGAAATTGCTTCAAAGATTAACAATTAGCAAACCATTATCATTGTCAAACCATAGTTTTGATGATGGGTTCAATAGATTAAGGATATATCATCCTAATCATAATTTAAATACAAATGATCAAATAACCATATCAAATGCAACATCTACAAATAATGTACCAGATACAACATTAAACTCTACATTTAATATTGAAAGAATATTAGATAGAAATACTTATGAAGTAAAATTACCAAGATATACTGCAAGTACAGCTCAGAATGATATAACAAACGGAGGGTCAAATGTATTGATCACATATCCTTTAAAATTTCGTTTATTGTTTGATAGACCATACACATTAGGTAATATATTAGGTTTTAAAGACATCGGAAAACCGTCTTCAATAACTAATTTTAATACTATAATAACGAATGACACGCCATATGAGAATGATATATTAGATAGAAATATTACAAATACTATCAATTTAAGTGGTGATAATTATATCTTGATGTGTTCGCCTATATTTAAGGAATCTTCGTATACAACAGGTAATATTGATGGTGTATTTGCAAAACTCTTATTGGCAGGAGACCCTGGTTCTATCATGTTCAATCAATTTGTACAATTAGGAGAATATTTTAAAGAACCTATAAATACTTTGTCTGATTTTGAGGTGACTTTTTATGATCCAACCGGCGAGTTATTTAATTTTGGTTCTATGGAACATTCGTATACATTAGAAATTTATGAAGATATTTTATTTAATAATAATAATAATATTTCCAATCCATGATATTGATTATAAATAAATTTGTTATAATTTAAAATAAACATTTGTAAATATTTATATGTTATTTTATATAAAGAGTTATAATTAGGATATACTTCAGTTTTAAATTTTTGTATAAGTTCTTCATTATTAACTGAATTTAATAAATTTAATTTTTCTATAATTTTATCCTTTAAAATTATTTCTGGATTATTTGATTCTATATATGCAAAATTAATATTTGTATTGTCCAAATTATTATTTATTAATAAATTTCTTAGATCTTTTAATATTGAGTTAGTTACAGATTGAATATTATTATTAATATAATGATTTATTATTAATTGTTCCATTTTTAAATAAAGATCAACACCAATAATATTAGCTAATATATGAACATATATTTTATTTAAAAATATATTGAAAGTATTCTTTTTATTATTATTAAATCTAATATTTATAAATTTTAAATATTTTTCTAACTTACTTTTTATTAATTTAAAATTATCTATTTTTAAATTGTCATTTTTATATAAAGGTTTATTAAATTTTATATCTGTTTTTTCATTATTTTTTAAATTTGTCAATTCATTTTTTAATTCTTTAGAATTTATTATGTGTTCTAAAATATCATTATTTATTTTATTTATATATTTATTCCAATATGTTCCGTATAATCCCATATCTTGACTTTCTAATTGATTAGCTTTATTATAATATTTATTTATTATAATATTAGGATCATTGATTACTTTATTATCATTAGGATTATTTACATAATTTATTTGAGTATCTTCTAGATTATTTTCAATATCATTATCTGAATAATTAAAAGTATTATCATTATTAAAACTTTTTATATATTTATTATATTGTTCATATATTTGTTTTTTTCTATTATTTGTATTATTTAAGTCTTGTAAATTTAATCCTTCATTACCAGACCATATGTGATTTAGCATAAATAATGCAATGACAAATACAGCATTAATATTTAAAGGTATTAATATATTATTGCTTTTTAATTCATTCCTTAACATCTCTTGATAATTATTTAAATAATGTATTTCATTTTTATTATTTACACTTAATAAATAATTCAAATGGTTTAATTGTTTATTAATACATAATACTAAAGGTGAAATTTGTTTATGGTCATAATGTGTTAATGTATTTATATTTTTTTCTTCTAATATTAATTTTATTACTTCATAATTATTACCATCAATAGCATAATATATTGGTGTCCAACCTTTGATATCCGTTTTTAATAAAAGAGATTTATTAATTTTTAATAATTCTTTAATAAAATTATTATCTTCATAATATTTTAATGTATTAAATGAACTCAAAATAGTAGGTTTAAAGTAATTTGTATCAAAGTATAATAGGAATTTTAGAAATTTATTTTTTGATATATATATAAATTTATTATTTGTAAATTCATAATTAGGAATTAAAACTCTTGAAAAACCTAATCTTTGTAATATAATACTATTAATATCAAGGGGTATAATATTTTTTCGTATTACTATTTGGTTTGTAATTGGTGTCAAATTATTTATAAAAAATTGATTTATTACATTTTTTAAATACTCATTAAATTTTTCATTTAATATTTTATTTAATATATCATTTTTTATATCATCTATAATTTTTTTTTTAATTTCTTCACTATATTGATTATCATTATATGTAATTTCTATATTTGTGTTATTTAATAAAGGATTAATTAGTTTTAGAATTTTTTGTTTTTCTAATTTCAAATATATAGGATTGTAAAAATATAATTTGTAAGCTTTATCTTTTATTTCATTATTATTTATTGTATGATTATTTATATTAATATTATAATTTATTAGTTTTGGAATACGATTTAATAAATTAAGATTTGCTCCTATATTGTCATAAAATCCTATATCTTGAAAATATAATACTAAATTATGGAAAAAATTATATTTATGTTTAATATATTTTGAATAATTATTACATCTCACAATTACAGCATATTCTTCCTGTATTGTTGTAAAATCAGTAGATTCAGTAATTACTGGTATTTGTATTTGTGGATATATACCTATATATTTTTTAATTGTATTATCTAAGTCTTTTTTGTATTTTAGAAAACCATTTCTTTTATTATAAATAATAATATATTTATTTGCAATTTTTACTATTTGTTTTAATTTTTCTTTTATTAGAATAATAGATTTTTCTAATTCTTGAAGATTACTATCAAATAAATCATCAATATGTTTTTTTAATGGTTGAATATTAACATCATGGTTTATTAATTCTGATATTATGTTTTTTTGTTTTTCAAATATGTAAATAATATAATTATATTTATAAATTTGTTGAATATTTTGATATAAAATAAATATACCCTCTTTATCAATTACTTGTGGATTATAATTATTTATTGCATATTCATTAAATGTATGCAATAAATTAAAAAAGTCAATAGTGTAATTTCTATTACCATTTGGTAATTTATAATTAATTAGCGGACCTGTTGGTTTAGTATTGGTTTCTATAAATCTTGCTAAATTATTATCTAAAGATGGTACGGAACTATTATTATATTGATATAATATATTATAATTTAAATATTGCTGTGGTATATTAATTAATTTATATGATTTTATTAATTTATTGTAATCTTGTGTAAATATGTTTGGTATAATTAGTGGTAATGTTAGTGCTTCTTTTACAGCTGATAATACTAAACTATTATCTATATTTGGATGATATATATTTATAGCATTAGCTGTTATTTGTGATGCTGTTAGTACTGCTTCAATAGCTACTACATGATCTTTTAATGTTTTTTGTAGATCTTTTTGATAATTTATATTTAAAGATGTAAGTACTGCAGTTTGTATTGCCGTATGAATTACTGGTGCAATATTTTGGTTTTTTGATAAATATATATGAATTATCGCATGAACACTAGCTCGTAGAGCTGCTTGGACTACAGTATAAGCTTTTATTTTATTATTTGCTGTTAATGGTGGTGGTGGTAGTGGTACTAATTGATATGCATTATATGTTTCTATTTTGACCTGTATTATATTATTAGCTGCATCATAAGCATTAAGAAATGCTTGTTGTATATGTCTTTGTGAAGTATTAATTGCATTTTTTATATAATTTTCTAATTCTGTCGAACCATTAATATTTATTGCTGCTTGTACTGCTCTTATAAGTTCTTGAGCTTTATTTAATGCTGCATCAAATTCTGGACCAGTGTTAATACCCGCTATAGCTGTTTGAACATCTATTTGTATTTGATCAATATTTAATGTATTATGTATTGAAATAGCATTAGCATCTGGAGTATTAATTATATGGTTTACTAAATATTCTTTAATTACGTTAATAACTGCTTCATTAAAATCTTCTTTAGTTTCTTTTACCTCTAATAATACTGCTTCCATTGCTTGTATTGCTGCTCTTATAGCATCAATTTTTAATAATTGTGTATTTATATCAGTAGCAGCATTATTTGGTAATGATCTACTAACAGTATTTGTTGCTAAAGTTATTACTAGATCAATAGCAATATGTGATCTTACTAAATCATCTATATTTGTTAGTGCTTCTTTTATAGCTGCTAATACAAGATAATTAGCAATAGGAGCTCCTGGTGCTAATATAGCAACAGATGCTTCTTTGGCTGCTGCTAGTACTGCTTCCGTAGCTACTACATGATCTTTTAATGCTGTTTGTAGCTCTTTTTGTACATCTTTATTTATAGATATAAGTACTGCAGTTTGTACTGCAGTTTGTATTGCTGATATAATTGAAAGATTTTCTGGGATATTATGATTATTTGTATAAATTATTGCATAAGCAGCAGCTTGTATAGCTGTTTGTATTACTGCGCGAGCTTTTGTCACATTAGCTACTCTTGTCACATTAGCTACTCTTAATGTTATAGGTACTGATTGTAATGCTGTTAATGTTTCTGTTTTTACATTTATTATACTATAAGCTGTATTATATGCATATTCTATTGCTTGTTGTATTTGTACTTCTAGTGGATTAGTTATTTGTATATATAATTCTAATGGTGATAAACGATTATTTATTGCTTTTTGTACAGTTTTTATTAGTACTTTAGTTTTTTCAAATGCTGCATCAAATGCTCTACCAGCAGTAGCACCAGATATAGCTTGTTGAACTGCTGTTTTTATTGGATTATTATTTAACATATTTTTTATTGAATTAGCATTAGCACCAGGAGTATTAAATATATGATTTATTATTTTTGTTTTAATGGTGTTAATAACTGCGTCATTTAATTCTTGTCTAGTTTCTTTTACCTCTAATAATACTGCTTCCATTGCTTGTATTGCTGCTCTTATAGCATCAATTTTTAATAATTGTGTATTTATATCATTAGCAGCATTATTTACTGCTGCTTTTTCAACAGTATTAGTTGTTAAAGCTATTAATATATCAGTAGCAATATGCGATCTTCCAAGTTCATCTATAAAAAAGAAGTGGGTTCTTAATTCTAAAGAATAAGCCAAAGATTTTATAGCATTTAATACGTTATTGTTCAAATATTGCATTTTTTCAATTGTAATCTCATTGTTTAATTTTGTTATAATATCATTGTATTCATTATCTAATGTTTCTTCATTGATATCTTGTATTTCATTATTATTGTAAAAAAGATCTAATTTACTTTCTATTTTTTCAAATAAATCATTTTTTATTTCATTTGGATCTTTTCCTAAATCATCTTTTAATAATATATTATTAAAATCTTCGTTAGAATCATTAATATAAAACTGTTCTGCTATTTTTTTAAATACTTCGATACTGCCGCGAAAATTGGGATTAGTACTAATTAATGCATCAATTTGTTCTGCTATTGATTTATAATTATTTTCATAATTTGTACTATCAAATTTTGGTAATCTTACTGGAGTAATATTTTGAATGCCTTTTTCATCATATGTTCGATGTACAGGTTGCGACAATACATGCATAACTGTTAAATTATCATATGTATTTATATCCAAACTAGCGCCATTTTTTAATAAATAAGTAAATATTAGCGGGTAATTCTTCTTAATACAAATAAATAATGGAGTTGTGTTAAATTTGTCAGGACTACTTATCGGAGCTCCTCTTTCTACTAAAAATTGTATACATCTTAATAATTCATTTTCATATGTTATACTTTCTCCTTCTAATAAAACATGCATAATTGTTTGATTATTGTTATTTTTAACATTTAATGAAATACTATTGGTACTTATAAAATTTTCTAACTCTGATAAGTTATGTAAAGATGCTAAACTAAATAATTTATCTATAGATTCATCATTTATAGGTATATCTGGTAAAAAAGTATTAATATTTTTAGAGTGATATTTATACATAATTATTAATATTTAATAGAAAAAAAATATTAATAATTAAATTTTATATTTTAGTATGTTTATTTTTAATAATTTTTTATCATAAAATGTTTTAATAGAATGTCACGCCGAATAATAATAGACGATACAAATAATATTATAAATAGTTTATCAACAACAGGCAGTGATAGAACTGAAATTAGTAATATAGGTTCTGGTGTAACACAAGGAGATATTATACAAGCTTTTAAAGGTATATTTTTAAACGAGTTAAGCACTGGAGATATTATTCTTATTCGAAATTCTATCACTGTAATAGATACACAACCAGAATTAAATATTTTAGCACCTAATGTTAAATTATTTGGTAATATTATATTAGATTCTGACCAACAAAATTCCGTTACAAGTATTTTAACAAACAGATTAGAAATTAACGATCCATTAGTATATTTTAGTAAAAGAATTGCAAACGGTGATGTTGGATTGATATTCCAATATTTTAATAATGCTTCTGGTAGTAATGCCCAAGTTGGTTTTATTGGTTTTAATGCTAAAGATAAAAAATTTCGTTTGTATGAAACTACAAATCGAGATATTGCAAGTATAACAAGTGATAAAGTTTATTTAGCAAGAGAACAATTTATGGATAATGTAGGAGGTATTTTTAATCCTCTAAATAATGAAATAACATATGATTTATTAGGAGAATTGCAAGTAAAAAGAGTTGAAGCAAAAAGTGGTTATTTTCATGATGGTATTAATGTTAATAATTTTTCTGTAGGTGGTGATCAATTTAAAATTAATAGTATTGGTGCTATTGATACATCCGGTAATATAAATGTTAATAATAATATTTTTTTAGATGCTCTAACCGGTAATATTATTGCAAGTGGAAATATTGATTTAACTGGTAATTTAAATATTAATAACGGTAAATTTATTGTTTTTTCAAGAACAGGAAATACTAAAATCAATGGAACTTTAGATTTATCTGGTAATTTAACAGTAGGTGATAAAAAAATGATTGTTTATTCTACAACCGGTAATACTATCATCAATGGATATTTAGATTTATCAGGAAATTTAACAATTGGTAATAAAAAAATGGTTGTAAATTCAACTACTGGTAATACAGGTATTGCCGGGCAATTAGACATCTCAAAGAACTTAGTCGTCAATGTGGACAAATTTGTTGTCGATTATGTAACAGGCGACACTGGAATTGCTGGGCAATTAGATGTAAGTAAGAATCTTGTTGTAAATGTAGACAAGTTTATCGTTGATTACTTATCAGGTGATACAGGTATAGCCGGTCAATTAGACATAAGTAAGAATCTAGTTGTCAATGTGGAAAAGTTTATTGTTGATTACTCAACTGGCGATACAGGTATAGCCGGACAATTAGACATAAGTAAGAACATAGTTGTCAATGTAGACAAGTTTATAGTTGATTACTCAACTGGCAATACAGGTATAGCCGGTCAATTAGACATCTCAAAGAACCTAGTTGTCAATGTAGACAAGTTTATCGTTGATTACTCAACTGGCGATACAGGTATAGCCGGTCAATTAGATGTAAGTAAGAACCTTGTCGTAAATGTAGACAAGTTTGTAGTCGATTATGTAACAGGTGATACTGGTATAGCCGGACAATTAGATGTAAGTAAGAACCTTGTCGTAAATGTGGACAAGTTTGTAGTCGATTATGCAACAGGTGATACTGGTATAGCCGGTCAATTAGATATAAGTAAGAACCTTGTCGTAAATGTGGACAAGTTTGTAGTCGATTATGCAACAGGTGATACAGGTATAGCCGGACAATTAGATGTAAGTAAGAACCTTGTCGTAAATGTGGACAAGTTTGTAGTCGATTATGCAACAGGTGATACTGGTATAGCCGGTCAATTAGATATAAGTA